CTGTCATTTATAAAACTCCCAAATAACCGTTGACCGTCAAAGTCGCGCTCACATCGAGCGTATCCATCACGATGTACGAGGTGCCTGCGGCAATCGTGGTATCGACGGCGATAATGTTAGAGGTATTGCCCATCGACGTGTTGCGCTGTTCCAATGCCGCGATGTCCACGGCAATGGCCTCGGCTAAATCAATCAGCCTCTGTTGTAAGCTCATGACTTACGCCTTGGCTGCGCTATAGTCGGCGACAAAATCATGATCGAGGTCGCCCAGCGCAGTAATTAACGCCGCCAGATCGGCAGCGCTCGCAGCGCCGATGTTATCCCGCGCTTGAGTTTGCTGCGGCCCCGTAAAGGTCTGCACCGCATCGACCCGGACCCGGTTGCCTAGAGAGTCCGCAATCGTGGCCGCAAAGTTAGGATCGTTCGCCAATGCGGCCGCAAGTTCATTCAGCGTGTCCAACGTCGCAGGAGACGAATCAACCAGCCCGGCAATCGCCGCAGCAATCAGGCTGGCGATCTTGTTTGCAGAGTAGGTCTTGTCGGTCACGCTCGATGCGGCCAGATCGTCAATCAATCCAGTCAAATCAAGGTTATCCAGCGCCGCATCGATCTCATTGATGGCAGCGACCAGGTTACTTTTCGCCGTGGTGGTTAATGCGCTGGTGTCGCCGATTTTGCCGGCATTGGCAGCACCCGCGGCCAATACTTCGTTGACAGCGGCAACCAAGCTGGTTTTAGTGGTGGTATTCAAGCCGGACAACACGCCAATAGCGGTGGTCAATGCTTTAACATCGGTGCCCAAGGCCTGCGCCAGAGCGGTTAAACGTGTTTCCAAACTCATGGTTATTTCCTACTTACTTAGGTTGTAAATCGTGACTAAATCCACATCAAAACTAACTTCACCACCAGGCGGACCGGATAATGACGCCAGCCAAGCCGCCTCATCGCCGACAAATCCATTTAATACCGCCACCTGATAGGCGCTTAGCCCCGGCATGCCAAACTCAGACAACACCGCGACCGTCACACTGCCGCCGCCCCCGATCACCTCAATCGATGAGGCCGCCGCCAGACTCAGCCGGTGTAAGGCCATCACATGGCCGCCTGACACCTCCGCCCCGACATCCGGCAGTGCGGTTAAAGCATGCGTCGTCGATACAACGCCCTGGCCGACAATGGCAATGTCCGACCCCGGCAACGCGGTAAACGCATGCTTCATTCGGTTACCGAGTCCTCAATCAGCATCGTCAAGGTCTGCGTATACCGGTGTACACCCGCGACAGTTTCCTTAATGTCCCAGACCAGCGTACCGACCGGCCATTTCGCCGTTCCGGCCGGGACCGATAGCTCATAATCGCCTGCGTCTTCGTCAATGACTGTAATTGTCAAGTCAGCAATCAGTTTGTCCTTATCGCGTACCTGGCTTTTCAACGTTACGCCGGTGAGCGGCGCCGGGTTGCCGGCATCGTCCAGATACTGACCGTGCAACACCAAGGTTGTGCCGCGTTTGAACTTGATCCCGTTCATGCACTAACCGCGCCCAATCCTGACATTGCCGAAGCCGGAACCCGCCTTGATTGTTAGCCCCAGAGATTCACGGGTAATGCCTTTGGCGATAGCTTCCGCAATGATGCGATATTGCCTGGCTTTATCGATCAGCGGCGAGTTGTCGGTAATCGCACCTTCAACCGATGCCAACTGTATGGCCCAGGTTGCGGCCAGCTTGGTCAGCGCGGCATTGGGCAAGGCCACGCCGACCGGATCGATACCCCGCGCCCATAATTCGCTGTCGACGTAGACGTCGGCGGCATCCAGGTGCGTCTCGGTTACCGTGATTGACGGATCGGTACAATCGGTTAATTGCGCATATTTAGCCATGTTGATTAGCCATCGTATGAGCCAAGACCGACATCGCGGCCGCTTGCATGTTGTCCACTCGGTTGTCCCTATCAGCAAAAAAGAAAGGGTGCGCTTTACTCCCTGGGTGGTTAATGACTCGGGCAAAACCGAAACCGGCACCGCCTCCGACAGGAAAGCGCAAGGCTTTGCGGTCCTTCGGTCTGATGACATGCGGCTGGGTGCCATCCTCAACATACATGGCGTAATCGGCATTGACATAAACCGTGGCCGAGCCGTTGCCGTTAGGATGCCAACCGATAGATTGTTCAAGCTGCCCGTTACGCGTCGTAAAGGCATGCCCGGCATGAATCCAGTCCAGCGTGTCGTCGGTGTAGCGCTCGGCGGCCGCGTTAACAATCCGCTGCGCCAGTTGCGGATCGCTAAATGCCGCCAGCACCGACGGCACATTGCCCAGGTCGAGACGAATGTCCATTAGCTTTTCTGGCCGTCAGCTGTGTCCGATGCAGCCGCAGACGTTGATGCATCAGGGCTATCAGCCGTTTTCTCATTCCTTTTACCTTTTTTGACGGACTTGGCGTTGTCGCTGTCTTCAGTACCGGTTTTTTGTTGGGCTGCGGCTTCCCGCCGCGCCCGATTAAATGCTGTCAATCCCATACGTCACCTATGCAAGTTTGTGTTTGAACTGCACGATGCGGATTTTCTTGTTCTCGTACACGCGCTCCCAATTGGTGCCGGTCGCCAGTTCGGTACGGCTTGGAAAGTCGCCGGCCGACGTTCCCTTCCATTTAATACCGCGCGGATGCAGGATAAAGCGCCGACGGTACGTAGCCACGGTGTCGCCGGCCAAAATATCGCGGTCGGTCTCAATGTCGCTTTCGCCAATGGTGTCCTGTTTAAAACCAACAGCGCCAGGACCAAAAATATACGAGGTATAAGTGCCTGACGAGACCGGCAGGCCGTCATCCACGATGACGACTTTGTCTTGATAACGGCCAATCCGTTGACTCTTGTCAGCCGTGGTTTCGTAGACAATCATTTGTTGTTTGGCCAAGTACGTCTCGGTGGCCGAATGCATAGCCACCGCCGACACGCCGTCTTTGGCATCGCCCAGCAATTGGCAAGCATCCAGAAACGTATTTTGATTGATTGCGCGAACCGCTTCCGAAGCACCGCCGGAAATATCCGAGACGTTGCCGGCCATCGACGCGGCAGCGAATGCGCCGGCTAACATATTAATTAGCTCTTTTTGCGATTGGCGCATTTGATAGCTGTCGATCAACTCCATGATCGCCCTGAGCGGATCGGCGCCGGATAACACCTTGGCCAGATCGTTGACACTAAAGGCACGACCGCGACCAATCACCGCCGCGACATCTTTCGCGGCGCCAATGTTGCCGACAGTCAACGCATCAGTGCCGCTTAGATTCTCTTCATCGCCGGTCAAGTCGTCAAAAAACGGCAGGTTGACCGTGCCGCCGCCACTGGGCAAGGTAAGGTCGGTCAGCGCGCCGACAATGCCGCTCGCCCACATGGCGACTTTAACAGCGGTCGGGTTGACCTGGTAAGCTGCCCAGTTTTCAGGCGTCAACAAGTTTGCAATAGTGGTTTTTGCCATGATCGATTCCTAATTAGTGGCCGGCAGCCGCTTTAAATTGCGCGGCCAGGGTTGGATTTGTTTTGTTGAGGTTGACTTGCTCGGTCAAATTCCAATGCTCTTTCGACCAAGGATTTTTCGCCGCGCTACCGGCATTGGGCGGCGCGCCAGAACCGGTGTCGCCTTGGGCCTTGGCTAAAAACGGCCGTTCTTCAAGCAATGCTTTAACCGCGTCGGCAACGGGTTTGCCGTCGATGGTGACATTATCGTTGTCATCAACTTTGGCACGGACGGCTAACAGCTCTTTAATCGTGGCCGGATCGACTGCTTCGGTCGCCGCTGCCAGCAGTGCATGAGCGACAGCCATTTTCTCGTACTTGCCTTGCCATTTTTTTGCGTCAGCATCTCTAGCGTCTGCCAGCTCTTGCAGCCTGCCCTGTGCTTTAAGATTTGCCTCAGTCAGCGCCTTTAAGTCGCTGTGTCCGGTTGCTGCTTTCAATTGCCCGGCAAAATCAGCTTGTTGCTGAGCCAGCGCGGCATTGATTTGCGCCTGTACATCAACCGCACCCGAAGCCGGAGCACCGGCTTCGGGAGTGACAGTAGAGGTAGGGGTATTCTGGGGTGCTCCGCCAGCGGCTTGATCGGGCTCGGCGTTGAATAATTTATGACTGGGTCTGAACATGCTCGAAATCCTGTACAAAGGAAAAAATAAATTTCCAGCACAGGTTACCGGGTGATGAAGTTGGAAGTAATGCGAAGGGCTTCGCAGTAGGATGAAGGGATAATTTAGAGAACGACTAAAAAGACCGGCTGAAAATCAGCCTAAAAGCAACGAGAAGGCCCGTTAAATGGGTGTTAACTTTTTTTAGAATACAACGACAGCGCTTGAGGTGCTTTTGAGGCTTAAATGAGCTTATTTTAAGTTTCTCGTTTTAATCATATTTTGTAGGTTGGCTGACGCAAGGAAGCCCAACACTTTAAAGCTTCGGTCCGTTGGGCTTCGTGCCTCAGCCCAACCTACATTTTTTGTTTAAGCCGCTTTTGACTGCAACAGTTGGTTGGTATCGAAGTTATCCAAGCCGATTTCTTCCAACGGTACATCCCACACTTCGGCTTCCGATATGGCGGCCTCGATCAAGTCGTAACACAAAGCCGCCTCGTTGCTGCCGGGACTCTCCATCCCTCGGGCTTTGGCTATTTCAATCACGGTGTTCAGTATCAATGCGTATTTAGTTTGCTGGGTCATGTTTGCGCTCCCTTAAAATGCCTGTGAGTATGGTGATTTGTTCTTGCTGACGCTGAATGTCTTGCGGCCATTTTCGTTCAATTAAGTTCCGTTGTCTATCGGGATGAAAGCTTGTAAAGCCGGGGATTTTGGTAGTCGGGTCGCTAATCCAAAGCCGGTGTTTATCGATCTGCTTTTGTAGCGATTTTATGCCTTTTTCCAGCTCGGCGTCGGTTAATTCCTGAGATTTCAAATACCAGCCGTGATGCGCGCCGCCTTTATGCCGGGCAGCTTCAAACGGAGATTGCGCCTTCAGGGCTTTATGCGTTACCAGCCCCAAACCGTCGGACCTTATCAAGTCATTCAACGGCACGCCGGCCTGCAAAGCGCTTTGCGCCCAGTTCGGCAACAAGGTTTGCCGCTGCCCGGGCGTGGCGTTTTTGACAAATTCGGCGTAATTTTTCGAGCCTTTCTGTTTGATCGGCGTCACCCTGGGGACCAACAGGCACATACAATGGGGGTGAGCTTTGTGCTGCGGCACCGTATCCCTGGTGAACACACCCTTGCCAAGCCCCATTTCGATATTGGCGTAATAATCGCAAATATCCGTAGTCGGGTGGCTGGACGATAAGCGCCACTGGAAGCCGATGACCGATTCATCGCCCTCGACCGAGGCAATCACCGCGTTGTGTGCGGCGTCCGCCATCTCGGTTCTAGCAATGCGTTTTAGGTTGTACAGTTGCTTGTCGTACACCCACCATTTGACGGCCTTGTCGACTAATGCCTCGGAACCTTTGTCGACGGCGGCCTTGATTTGCTTTAACACCTGCTCGGCGGCGGAGCGGGAACCCGTGCTTTTGAGCATCGCTATACGCTCTTCCGCTTCGCCGACAACCTTGTTCCAATCGGCGCGGGCGTTCGGGTCGTGGATCAGGCCGATTGCCGATTCGTGCAACTCTTTGACCCAGTCGTCTGCATGGTTGGTGACAATCTTAAAGCGGTTCCCGCCGCGTTCGATGGCCCGTTGCATATCGTACACGACAGCACTGGTCGCTTTGCCCTGGCGAATACCGGCTTGTAACTGTTGTTGCACGCCGCGACGCGTGTCGGTTTTCCAGCGCCAAATACGATCGGACAAGGTC